CGCCTCTAACTCTTCTGCTGGTGGCTCTTCTGCTGGTGGTTCTTCAGCTGGTGGCTCTTCTGCTGGTGGTTCTTCAGCTGGTGGTTCTTCAGCTGGTGGCTCTTCTGCTGGTGGTTCTTCAGCTGGTGGTTCTTCAGCTGGTGGTTCTTCAGCTGGTGGTTCTTCAGCTGGTGGCTCTTCTGCTGGTGGTTCTTCAGCTGGTGGCTCTTCTGCTGGTGGTTCTTCAGCTGGTGGTTCAACTGGTGCGGGTGGTTCAACTGGTGCGGGTGGTTCAACTGGTGCGGGTGGAGTAGGAGCTGGAGCAGGTGCTGGCTCAGGAACGGCATTAATTATTGATTGTGCTTGTGAGATTATTGTAGGTGCAGTAGTTACTTTTTCCACTGCAGTTGAAACAATTGCAAGATTTGCTACTTTTGAATTTAATTCTGTATTAGCTGTTGTTAATGCAGTTACGGTATTTTGCGAAACAGTTGTTCTTGGCGCAATTACTGTATTTGTATTAGCTGTATTTGCTGCAACAACATTTGTAATTGTTGAGTTTAATGTAGCAATTTGTGCATTTGCTGCATCAATTGCAGACTGTATTGTTGCTGTATTTGGATCTGGAATTGGTGTAAATGCTGGACCCTGACTTATTGTTCCGTTAAATCCAGGACCTGAATTGGTATCAGCAATAGGTGTTATATCTCCGCCTGCTGTTTCCCTTATATTGAATCTAGCACCATTTGGTATTGGTCCAGTAACACTAACATCTGCCTGCCATGCTCCGTTAGACGGATTAACGTCTGCGTTAAATCTAACCTGAGTCATTTGTGTTTCTGCTGTAGTTAATGGAAATACTCTAAGATCCCAAGCAACTGAAAGAGTGTTTGTGGTAGTTGAGTATGTAATTCCAGAGCCATTGCTCCATGTAGTCCAGTCCCAACCAGCTATAGATATAGACGGTGCATTGGGAGTCGTATGATATGTTGCACCTTCATTAACTCCAAATGTGATTGTTGCGTTTGACCCAACGAATACGTTATTATAAACAACGCCGCCCATCTGTAAATTAAATGGCAAGGTCATTCTAACACCAGCATCATCTACGTTTGCCAATACATTTACGCTTGTTCCAATAGTCGAAGCTAAAGCATTTACAGCGTCTTGAGCGTTATTAATTGCTACGTTTGCTTGAGTTAGTTGTGTTTGAGCCTCTGTACGTGCAGGAGCCACCGCCGCTACTGCCGTGGTTGCTGCCGCTATTGCAGTGTTTGCCTCCTGTACTTGAGTATTTGCATTTTGTATAGCGGTAGATGCTGTTTGTGCTTGTGCCGCCTCTGTTGCAACTGCTGTTGCTACCTCTGCAACTGTAGTAAGAGGTGTTGTTGACAAGGTGTTGGATGCTGATAAAACTGTTTCTGTTGCGGCTGTTACTACTGTAGTTGCTGATTCAACTGCTGTTTGAGCAGCTGCTACCTCTGTATTTGCTGTTGTTGCATTTACAGGAATTGCCTCAACTGCTGTTGTTACTGCCGTTACCGCCGATGTTACATTGCTAACCACTGTTGTTGCTTCTGCCACAACCGTCGATGTATTTGCAACTTCTGCAACTGCTGCTACGGCTGCAGCTACCGCTGTGTTTGCTTGAGCAACTTCTGTATTAGATGTTGTTACTGCTTGTACCGCTGTTGCTGTTGTAGAAGTGGCTGTATCTGATGCTGCCACTGCTTGCGCTACTTCTGTAGTTGCAGTGGCAAGAGCTGTGTTAACTGCTTGTTGTGCGGGGCTTACTACAACCTGCTCTGAAGGCGCTGGAGGCTCATTAGCATTGGCAAAATTAGGACTAAAAAGGAAAAGCCAGCCAATTACAAAAAGGCTGGTTAAAAAGTACTTTAACTTTCTAGTCAACTAGGTATCTCCTAAGTAATGCAATATCTTTGCTTACTTATTAATTATATCATGCAAAACTTAATAAATTAAATTAGTTAACTACTTTGAGTTATCTGTTTTATAGAAACCATTTCCTTTAAACTGTATTCCAAAAGGTGTGAAATGTCTTTGTAATCTGTTACCGCAACTCACACATAAGTAACTTGGCTCAACCGATGTAATTGATCTTTCTTTAGATACAATCCTATCTGGAGAGCAATCACACTTATATTCGTATATAGGCATTACTTGCCGCTCTTTTTTCTCTTCTCCGCAAGAACCGAAAAGTCTTTGACTTTTGTTTCTCCCATGTATCCCCACGCATACCCGTCTTCTATCATCTGCTCATTAAGTGATTTAGCATTACCATTAACATAAATCCACCCAAGTATTCGACCATACTTTTCAGAGCTGTCTGGCTTTTCTGTCTTAACGACTATATCCTTAGCATCTTTCAATTTAGTCTTAAGATAGTCTTTTGACTCAAGACCCAAACTTTTTTCTAGTTTATCTGTAGTTCTGGATTCTGGAGTATCTATCCCTGCCAGTCTTAGTCTTTGAGAATAAGATATGCTAAATCCTAAATCAATGTCGACATCGATGGTATCTCCATCTACCACTTTTGTTACTTGCTTAACTCTGTATTCAAACATAACTCTCCTTAAATTAAAGGAGCAGTTTATACACATGCTCAGGTGTATCCACGGGTAGCGACCCGCATAGTCTGCGACTCCCCAGTGACGGGGGGCAGACTACTATTATACTATTTATTTGATTTTAATTGTTTTTGGCTTTTTGTCTTCAGGTACAATTTTTTCAACCGTAACAGACAAAAGTCCATTTTTTAACTCAGCAGAGGTGACTTCCATATACTCACCAAGCGCAAATGTGCGTGTGAATTTACGGGCAGCAATTCCTTTATGAATTGCCTCACCAGAATCTTCTACAGAAACCTCTCCCTTAATAACAAGGGTTCCGTTATCTACAGATACATCAACGTCCTTCTTGTCAAAGCCAGCCAAAGCTAGGTCGACACGAAATACGTCATCCTCTACCTTTACAATATTGTAAGGTGGATATGATTGATGTGATGCTGTTGTGTGTACTGAGTTTAGGCGATCAAACATATCGTTGAAGCCAATAAAAAATGGATCCTTAAAAAGATCCAATGTAAAATGTGTTACCATTTTATTCCTCCTTTAAGCGAATAAATTAATATATGGGCCCCTTGTGGCGACCCATATATATTATATCAAAAAAACTATTTGTTTGCCAATTAAAAAATTGGCTTGTTTTTTTCCTTCATCTTCTCTGCATCTGCTTCAGACGCATAAAGAGCTCTTACCTGTGCCATAGCCGCTGTTTCTCCAGCGTGGCAACCTACCAGCTCACCAGTGTCTTGCTTAACTACTGCGTAGCCAGTACAACCAGCCACATTTCTTTTTACTTCCCAAGGCATTGTATCCTCCTAGTTATTTGGAACGTCAGGCATGTCTATGTCGACAAGCCCCATTTCTTTTGCTAAAATTTTTCCTTCTTCAGATAAATGAAATGTTGCCTGAAGATTTTCGTCATACTCGACCTGCAATAGATCTAGTTCATAAAGCCTCATTAAAGACTTATCAACATACTCATGGTGTGCCTCCCAAAGTTGTGGAGCAACCTCTTTTGCCTTTTCTTGAATAGCAAATATGAACTCGCCATTTTCATCTAGGCCTTCCATGGTAATAGCACCAATTTCAAGATAGTGCTGAAGTTCCTGGTTCTGCATGTCTTCCTCGTCCATTTCATCTCCCATAAATAAATTATACTCCTATTTGTGCAACAGGTAGGACTTGAACCTACGATTACCGAATTATGAGTTCGGGGCTTTAACCAACTAAGCTACTGTTGCCAGTAGTCTATTGTAAGCTGCCGTCCTCATTTTTGTCAATAGTAGTTTCTACTATTTGTTGGACATATTCAGAAAAATGTTTTCTTACGCTGCCCATTGGCCTTTTCCCATAAGATTTCCAAAGTCTTTTATATTCTAAAATATTTGAAAATGTAGTGGGGCAAACCATGATCCCATTATATTCTTTTAGTGTGGTTGGAAGCGGGACATGCTTTCCACAACATTTACACTCTTTTGCTTTTTCCTGATATATGCTCATATTATTTCCATTCCATCTAGTGCATCTGACAACTGCTGTGGCATTCTTGGCGCCCTTATCATGTTAGTCACAATAGTCTTATTCTCTTCTTCTCTATCCCACTTTAAAGAATCGTAGGTGTGTATAGTAACTTCTTCATTATTTGTCCGCCTTGTTCTGCTTATTGAATTATAAATAGATCCGCAGACAGCGTCAGCAAGGTCCTTGGATCCCTTTCTTGGGTGGTCAACTTTATCTCTCATAATTTTTAACTGTAGTAATTCATCAATGAGAAGGGGTATATGTGGACCAGTTAATCTGTCTTCAGATACAATCATCGCCATATCGTCATAATGCTTTTTAGCAACAGAAAGAGTCTCTGTATTAATTCCGTATTGCTTTAGCTGTTGCATCATATCGTGAGAGTTCCATCTATCGAAGGTACATAGTCTAACATTAAAGCCAGCGCTTCTTAAAGACAATATGTAATCTTTTACTTCTGTAAAGTCTACCGACTTGTCTGCTGTTGGCGTCCAATATCTTACTGCATCTACTTCAACAATAGGGGCTGGCTGAGAGTATGTATCTGTCACCTTAACATTAACCCATCTTTGAACATGAGCCATAGAAACAGCACAATGGTCATGCTTTTGTGCAAGGTCTACGTGTATAAAATATTCTTTGTCTGGATCTGCTGCAAACCAAGATTCAAATCTTCCAAATTCATCTACCGCCAAAGCCATGTTGTTAAAAGCTTTTTCAATTTTTTCTCTGGACTTAAAGAATGCATCAATTGCTTCTGGTGGCATGCATGCAAATCTGCCTAGCGCATCTGGCGCATCTCTGTAGAATGCAACTTTAAAGTCATCAATACTTCTGGTAGGATTAACTTCCCATGTAGGTCTTTTTAGGGCATATACCTTCGGATACTTATAAGAAACAATGTGATCTTCTTCCCACTCAATATCAAACTCGTTGCC